GAATTTAAATCCGCGATTAGATAATTATATTGTGGAAATTCGTCAGAGAATATTCCCAATACTTCTTTCATGTATTCGCGAAAAGTGTCACAAGATGAAACTATTTCTATAAACCATTCGGCGTCTTTTTTAAGAAAATTTGATAATTTTTTATTCCAACATTTCTTACAGATTTTTGTATATACTTCTTTTATAAAACGTAAAATTATATTTCTTTTGGATTGTAAGTGTTTAATGTATGTTCGTTGATTGTTGTTTACAAGAAACGGTAAAACTGTCAAAGCTTCGTCATTACCTAACCATGTAAAAAGCGATGAGGAAAGCACTTCAACTGGGATTTCCATTGTATAAAATTTGTAAATATGTATATTTTATTTATATATTAACTCTGTAATTTTTACTAAAAATTCAATTTTTAATGGTTATAACAATAAGCTATTGTTATTTTGTGATTTCATGTACAATCGCTGAATACATATCAGTTTTTTTCATGGACTCGCAAGAAATGCTTAGTTTGTCACAAATACTCTTAAGATCATCTAGTTTGTAATTTGAAATTGGTCGAATTGGTTTTAGTGGGTTACTGATTACTAAAAAATCATCTAAATCAATGACTTTATTAGTTTCAAAATATGTATAATTGTTTTCATTAATATTTATATAACCTTTCACATTATGAACATTTATATCACCATAGATGAAAGCAATCTTGTTTTTTATTGCGATGATTACCATATCGTGATATAGACACATACCATAGAAATGCTCCCAATCTAGATTTTTCATGGAAAAAATAGAATTCATAAATTCATTTTTGGTTTGTCGAATAGGTTTCAAACGTGATCCATTATCTAATTTGCATTTTTCGATGGCAGTATTTTTTAAAATAGGTGAAATTTTATTAAACTCTGTATTAAATTCGTTAATATCTAATGTATTTTGGATAACTTTGTAAATACAATACATTAGATTGTCGTTTGTTTTTGAAAAAAAATATTTATCATCGTTTTTTGATATGCGTTCTTTTTTGAAAACATTTAATTCTTTCTTAGATGTCATGAAAGGGTATAGTTGACAAACAAGTTCTACATGGATTCCGGAATGAATCATATTTATGTGTATATATTTAGATACATGCAGAGTGTTTAAGTCTCGTTCACTATATTGCAATTCAGTTCAATTTGTTTTTTCAACTCGGCTTTTTTATTTTCAACTGCATTAAATTTTTCTTCTTCTAATTTTATTTTGTGTAAAAAATCTTGAATTATTTCTATTTCGCGATCTTGAAGAATAGAAATATCAAGAAAAATACCATTTTGATTTTCAGTAAAGTTAATTTTGTTATTCATCATATGTTCAACTATTAGCAGCTGTTGGTAATGCGGAAGAGATTCGATATTGTCTTTTATTTTGTTCAAGTTAAACATTTTCTTTTATTTATTATTAATTTAGTATTTATTATTTCTTTAGTTAGTTTTTTCAATAAATTCAGAAATGACAGATACAAAATGGTCATTTATTTCAAATCTAACTCCTATTACTTTCACGCGAATGTTATCGTTTGGTTCAATATTTGCAAAGTCTTCGTTGTTTAAATGTAAATCTCTTGACACGAAAATTACTAATGGATTATCTGAATGGGAAATGTGTGCTTTTACACCGACTTTTGTGATGTTTTGAACAGTGCATTCGATAATCATTCCTTCGACAGGATAACACGCTTTGCATTCAAACAAAACAGCATATTCGAAAACATTTTCTTTTAAAATTCCACTAGAGATGTTACGGATTTCGATAGAATTTTTTTCAATAAAACCTTCGTTAATACACTTTCCTTCGATGTTGTTTTTAAGATAATTAGTCAATGTATCTTTGATGTTACTACCTAAAAGGTTTACAGGTAATTGGCATCGTTTTGTGATAGAAATTGTTGTGAAATAAGACATCTATATATTAAACAATAACTTATTTTATTATTAAATATCTTTTATTTAATGTCTTTTATTTCAATTTTTGAATCAGTGTACAATTTTGTGAGTATGAAGAATCAAACTATTTCCATTGGGTAAAGAAAATGCCTGACTAATGTTAAGGACAAATTCATAAATTCCAGCACCTTCTGTGGGTAAAAAATTACATAACACATTATTTTTGTCTACTCTGTCTTTGTACCATACTTCTGTTGGGGAATATCCGGTTAGTAGTTTAGTTGTTTCTTCTATATGACTTTGTTCAGATGGCGATAAATTGTTTATTTGCGAATACGGAATACGAGTTTTAATATAATGGTCTATTGAAATTGAAGAAAACGTTGTAATGTTATCAAATAGAGGATTTGAAAATACTATTTTAATTACTTTTCCTGGATTTAATTGTAATTTTATAAACTCGTTTGTATTTTCATCTTTGCTGAAAGTACACGAAAAGAAGTTATAAGGCGAATTTGGTTTATTATACAGGAAAACCGACACTTTGTTATTAGGAGATTTAATAACAAATGTGGCAAAGTACTTGCCTGGACATTGTTCTGCAAATATAGTTTTAGAAAGAGTTAAGAGTCTTTCGATTTCAATATAATCGGTAGGTGGTTTGGCATCTGGATAAAAGTTAAATTTGAAATTTGTTTTAGGTGGTGGTGGTAAAAACAATAGATTATCTCTCTTCAAATCTACAACACTTTTTCCAGATTTATCGCGCATCATTTTAGATTTTCCTATAGAAGGAACTAATCCAGCCTTTATGTTCCCCCCGGTGCTTTTGTTTGAAATTTTATTTTTACCTTTATGTACAGCCATAATATATATAAACTAATGATATATTTATCCATTATTATTCATTGTTTATTTTCTTCATTGTTTATTTTTAATAAATTTTGTAAATTCAGAAACAGTTAAAGGTTCAAAAACGTCTAAAAACCAGAAGCTGTTTTCAACTTTTTCTAAATGAGAATATCTTAATAAAAGTTCTACTAAAACACAGCTACTAAATGTAGAGTTAGGGTCGAAAGTAAGTGTCTTAGGACCACTTTTTGAAAATAATATGTCACGAAGTTCTTTACTTGAGTTTGTGGGTACTTTTAGTTTCAGTTTACTCAACAAAGTCTCACTTAAATCTTGAATTGTTTTGCGTTTAGTTTGATTACAACGATGCCCGGTATTTTTGGGTTCAGCCATATTTTTTAATTTGAAAATATAGGTTTTGTTGTATTCATGGGTGAATCCAATAGTATTTTGTTGTTTTTCGAGTCGATTCATTTTTTCTTCCAGTTCTTTTAAAAGAATCTTTCGATATAATTTGTTTTCCTGTAGTGTAGCAGGTTTCCAAATATTATTATGTTTTACAAATAAGTGACGTTTGTCTTTTTTTATGACAATAGCTTTTGTATCTTCGTCAATAAAAAAAGTTCTTAAATCGATGTAACGTTTTATACCTTGTATATATTGATCTTTGATTAACACATTTTTTTTAGAGTCAAATACGTTGTTCAAGACTTTTATTTTATCTTCAAAATCCAAGTCGTCTAATAAATGACCATATATGGCAGTTGCAAAGTCTTCTGGCAACATATTTAATTTATCAATAAAGCTATTTGCAATTATGTACCAATTAGTATCATCGTCTTTTGTCTCTTGTGGGGTTTCGCTGTTTGAGAAGAAGTTGTCTAATCCTTTATTGATTTTTGTAAAGAGTATTTCATCATCGTTTTTCTCCAATTTGAAGTTATCATTGTATTTGAAAGTAATTTTTGAATGAGTGTTATGTGATGGATGTAGTCTGTCATATACGGATGCTTTTGGATAAAGGTTTGTGGGCTTGAACAAAATAAAATCTCCAAAGACAACTAAAGTACCTTCTCTATTCATTCGATCGTGTATAGGTGTTTTATTTTTTACTAGTTTATCTATTGCAAATTCTATTAATGAAAAGGAATAGTTATTGAAAATTGTTTGTAAGTTGTTATATGTTGTAATCCCGTCGTAATTTGCGAAAAAATTAGTTATTTTTTGAACAACAATATCACTGTTGGTTTCCAAGAGATTGAAGTTGTATGTAGATTCATCTAGGTTTGAAGGAGCTAAGGTCGAAGTGATATTTCGATTGTTTATGCATTCGTAAGAGCATGTTCTGTCAAAATCACAAAATAATGTGTATGGTTTATCTCCTACATTAAACGATACTTTTTTTTTATTACTTAGCATAATAGTAACTGATTTGTCGAAGTTTTCTTCTGTTAGATGGGTTTGTTTTGTGTTAAGCATACAATCTACCGCGTTTTGTTTCAACAATCTGGATAATTTAGCTATTTGAATTGCTTTTTGTTCACAAAGTCGATACATATACATATCGCTCGCTTCTTCGTTTAAGTTTAAATTTGTGGCATGGAAAAAAATACATACGTTACGTTTTTCGAAAACTATGTCTCTGTGGCTACACATTCGTATTGCTCTTCCGACTATTTGTTCGTTGCGATTTAAGTTGAACCATGGATCTAATATATGAACCTGTCTTATGAATTTGAAATCTAATCCCTCTGATGCTGCTTTTGATATCAAAATAACTTTTATTAATGAACCGTCTTTATTATCGATCTGAGAACATTTTGAAACGACTGTATTATTATCTGGACTGAATCGTTTATCGCCTGATATAATTACATAGCTATAGAAAAGCTTTTTATTAGTTTTAGTAGTTTTCAATAAATTTTCACCATCGTGTCGTGTGAAACCCATTTCTTCCAACATTAATGCTGTAGGGATCAACCCACCTTCGATATATTGTGAATAAATCAAAACGATGCCTTCAGAATCTAGTATATGATTTGAAATATTTTTCAGTTTGTGACTGTATTCTCCGATGATATTTGGATTGAATATGTTACCATAGTCGGTTGTGGTAGATGATTTGTAGGAATATTGTACATTACGGGTAATATCAGATTCTTTGTTTGGATTTTGTATTTTGGTTTCTTTATAATTCATTAACCTCAATATGCCTTCTTTACCGTAAAGGCTGTTGTGTCGTTTGTACTCTTTATCGGGAATTGAATCTGGATATGCGAAGTTTAATATTTGGTTTAATGGATTCATTATATAAGGTGTTCCTATGTCATAATCACGATTTTTATCTTTCATTAATCCGTATGCAACATACTGAAACGAAGACTCCTGTAATGTATTCATATAGAGATCAATATATTTGATCTTTTCGTTTTCAGATATTAGTTTTTTATCTGGTGAATAGTTCGGATAAGAGGATTGATTAATAAGTGATTCTTGTGGTGAATGAAGCGATGGCATTATTCTGAAAGGAAATGAGTATGGATTTTCACCACGAACATACGATACGTAGCCGCGAGAATAGTCGATAAACTTTTGCAATCCTGTTTCTTCCCCTGTGTTTGTATCTGTTATAAAGTTACCTTCTTTATCAACAATTTCGGATTCATCGATTTTTAGTAAATTATCATTTGAACGCATCAAATTTAGTATTTCAAATATTTCCTTATACGAGTTGAACATGGGGGTTGCAGTTAGGAATACAAGTTTCATAAATTTGACATTATCTACTAAGAGTTTTAAATAATATGCACAGCGAGTTTTTGCCTTATCACATGTCGTTTTCATATTATGAACTTCGTCTATTACTATCAACCGGTTGTCAAATTCTTCTTGTAGTGGTCGTTTTCTGTCATTTAGTTTTTTTATGTAGTTTGCAAACTCGATATATCCCATGAAAAGATAATGTGTGTTTATGAAGCGTTTCACTGCAGCTATAACCACTTCTTTAGATAGATCATTTTTTTGTTTAGGAAATAGTTCTTCTAAAATAATATTCCCAATACATGTGTTATTGAGTTTCCAAATGTTATTTTCTTTTTTTAGCTTGGAGCTATCAAACAGCTGATTTTTGAAATTGTTTTGTACATTAGGCGAAGCAATGATCATTATTCGTTTGTTATATGCTATTCGTTTGTAGATTTTTCTTATTTCTTCACAAATACTTATCGCCGAACAGGTCTTACCGGTTCCTAAACCATGGTACAACAACAAACTATTGTATGGAGTGTTTGGAGATAAATAGTGTTTTACAAAGAACTGATGGTTAGTAAGCTCAAAATCAGCATTGCATATTTCGTCGAACTTTTTGTCGAAATCAGTATCTATATCTTGTGTATTTTGGTAGTCCCGAAATTCTTTTTTCGCGTGTATTTTTAAATTGAATTCTTTGTCTTCAAATATCGGATAAGTACCAGACATAATATTGTATTTAGTATATAATATATGATTATGTTTTTTTTAAAATTTTTTATGTCTTCTACTTTATAAAAGGATAATCATATATACTATTATGTATTTTGAATGTTGTTGGGAGAATCATGAAGGTAATAATATCATTGCTGAGGATTATGCACGAAACAAAATAACACCTCGTCCCAGAATTTATTTGAGGTCTTTTAATAGTAATGAAATCAAAGCAAGTCGTAATTGGGAAGGTTTGAAGTTAAATAATGATAGTTATAATCAGGTATAAATATATTTTTTAGATTATTTTTGTACTTTCCTGGTGTTCCGTTTTTCTCGTTTAAGTTTACCTTTTGTTTGACGTTTCCTTTTTTTTGCGGCTAAAACACCATCAACCACAAATCTTGGTCGTGGTTCTTCTTCTTCTTCTTGTTTAAAATATCTTGGGTTCCATTTGTGCCTATCGTCTTCTTTGGGTATATCACTCCATAACATTTGATCACTAAAAAACACATTATTGTAAAATTTTATGAGTTCATCTTTTGTCATTTCGTTTATTGTATCGTTTATTAATCGCTCATAATCTACATGTATTTCACGAAAAAACTCATCAACTTCTTCGTGGTCATGTATCGAAGGAATCATAAAACCATCTGTATAATTTTTTTCACGCGTATTTTTTAAATTTATTAAAAATGTTAATGCACCAGGACGATAAAATCTTTCATTATGATGGTCGTCATTTACACCTTCGTAATATTTCCTCAATTGTTTTCTCATTGTTGTAGGCGTCATCAAGTTCCCATCGCGAATAGTTATTTGTTCACGCTCTGGTTTTTTATTTTTCCTCCACGCATTTGACAACCTTTTATCTCTTACTTTATCCGCAATATCTTTTACTTCATTCTCAACAACTTCAGGTACATTTTTACTTTCATCTATTTCTTTAACTTTATTATATGCTAATATTGACAACTTGTTAGGTGCCATTAGTATATAATTATATTATATTTTGTATACACATTGAAAAGTGGTTTAATTTGAATTTTTGTTCAATTCTATAGAGATGTGTGGTTGTTTTGAAATTAAAGCTTCTTTAGCCCTTACATGTTTTGATGTATATATTGATTCGTTGGTGCTTTTATTTTTTTTCCTTTCGTTCTTACTTTGTCGATTACTTACATCAGATTGTTTCTTACCCATCTGATGTAATATATAGTTAGATGTTTATATTGTTAATGGATATCAAAAGAGATTTTACACTATTTATCTAAAAAGAAAAAAATCCAATGAAAAAACTTTAATCTAAACAATTATATTATGGATGTTAACAAGAATATAGTAAAAAAAAGTTGGAATCAGGGTCTTGTTGGGAGAAAAGCACATCCTCCCAGTCGTGTATCTTTGGGAAGTTTTAGAGCCGCACGAAATTTAGGGCCTATGAATGCAAGTGATACAACAACAACTGGTAATAAAAAATTTGTATCTGATTCTTCGGATTACACTAGATTTAGAACCCAATATGCAGCACATAAAACATGGAAAAATGAGAAAGGTGTTAGGGTTATACAAAGTAGTGAGTTTGATATCATTACTACAACTGTTGGCGCAGAAGGTTCTTCGATGACAGTTGGGGCGAACGTAACTGCAAAATATTTAGGAGAAGATGGGTTTGTACAAATTAAACGTGGATCTTCAACTGATACTCAATTGAATAGTGGAACCAATGTGACGGGGATAACTGATGACAGTGGTGAGGTAGTTTTAAGTAACATGAAAGTACCCAAAAACAGTTTGATAAAGATAGAAGTTGAGGGTGGCGAGCCTTCAACACTCGCTAAACATGGGGGTGATTTTGAAATTGATGAAGACACAGGAGATACATATGAAGATGATACAACTAAACAAACATATATTAGACTGATTGCTTCGACTGATTTGAAAAAGGAACCAGTATCAGTTGTGAATAATGTTACAGATATGGCAGGCGTCTATGCTGAAAGTTATGTATTAGCTGGAGATGATGGTAAAGTATCTTCAAAAACCATACCAACGACAAAGTCTACAAAAGACTTTATTAAGGATGATATTGAAAAACCTATTTGCGATACACTTGGTATCGAAGATAGATCGGCAATTAATAAATCTATTCGCTTAGACCCTGATTCTACACAAGAGCTATTATCGAAATCTAAAGAATTAAAAGGTGCATTAGAATTGACAATGGGTTTGGATCCTGATTTAGATATATCAGGTAACTCAAAAGCCACAGTGGACATTGTTGCAAACAGGGTGAAACGAGGGTTTGCAGATATAGTAAATGAATACAAGGCAGATGAATCGGGAACCGCTAAAGTGTTCAAGTTTACTGCTGATAATGACAACGAGTTAGATCGTACAGTCGATGAGGTGCTTGCTAATACCGATCTTGGAAAATTTATGGGTAGAGTTCTTGAAAGACGACTCGAACTCACACTCGTCGAAGCCAGTGATGAAGATAAAGAATCTTTGAAAGAGAGAGTACAATGTGTAAACACATTATTGAAATATAATAATGGTGATGATGGGATAAAAGATTTGAATACCGAAATTTATGAGGGCGACGACGATAGCGTTAAGAGAGAAGCAAGAAGAGAACAATTTGAGGATTTCTCTTCGTTGATAATGGAAGCTAAAGGAAAAATTAAAAAGGCTCGGAAACAGAACAAAAGTGACGGTGGAGATGGCAAGAGTATTAAATCAACAGCCGAAGATGGCACCAGTATTATTGATTTAACTAATAAGACGGGTTTGATCAACTTTGATGATAGTGATCTTGGAATTAAAAAACTGAGGAGTAAGAAATTAACAGATAGATATCAAGTTCTTGAAGAAGGAGATAGTTATTCAAATGTACTTGATTTGTCATCTGGGGATTTGATTATTAATAATACCCCTTTCGATAGTGAGAAACAATTTACAATATATGGTTTTTCTGGGGAAAGTTCGGTTTATAAGATTAGTGTAGAAGATGATTCAGGTATTAGTTCTGTTGGTTTTAGTGTTGCGGGTAGAAATGCGATGGCTATTAGTGTTGACGGTACAAGGATTCCACGAGCACAGATTCCACTAAGTAAAAACAATTATAATTACTATGACATTTCTAATCTAAAAATAAATGTTACAGATAATTTTGGTACAGCGAGTATTGCCGTTGTAACTAGTGCTGGTATAAAGGAATATGATAGAAAATTAAAATATTCAAACAAGGCTAGACAAAACAAAGTAACAAAGATAATAGCTGGTGTTGCAACTACTGTTAAAGAATCTAAATTTACGTCAACTGAGCGACAGGCTCCGGCGCGCGAGCCGCCGCCGTCGGACTTGCCGCCGCCGTCGGACTTGCCGCCGTCGTCGGACTTGCCCGGAACTATTATCAATCATAATGTAACTAACAATGGTTTTAATTATAGATTGTCAGGGAAAGGGAATCGTAATAACCCCCCAATATCTATGGATGTAGCTGATACTCTAAGATTGAATAACGGAGCTGGTGGTCATCCTATAAAAATAATAAATTCCAGAGGCCAAAATGTCGTGGGTCCTGTCGGACTCGGTGCCATATTAACGTTTATTCCTGCAAACTCCGGCGGGGCTGGAACTTATCATTATGTTTGTGATATACACAGTAATATGAAAGGAGATATAACAGTTACCGAGACATCTAGTGGCAAGTAAAACGATACTAATATCACACAATAATATTTAATATTAAAACATTAATACTTCTAATCAATATTGAATTGATTAATAATGTTTTAATACAGATTTTTTATCGCATAATAAATATAATGACAACATCTTTAGGATATATGTCACTTAGTGAAATAAATGATAATAAACCAGATTTTGCATTAATGAATGAACCCCTTCAACAAAAAATAGCATCGACAAAAGCACAAGAACTAATTAGTCAACTTCACGAAAAACCTGATGAAGATGACCATTTGGGCGATTTTCAATCAAATCCTATGGAAGTCGAATTTGATGAAACACCTGTTTCGTCGAACAATGTCGAATTAGAGTTGGTTACTAAAATAAATTATATGATTCAATTGTTAGAAGAAAATCAAGATGAAAAAGTTAATAATGTAACTGAAGAAATGATTTTGTATATATTTCTAGGTGTATTTATAATATTTATGATTGATTCATTCACTAAAGTTGGTAAGTACGTCAGATGATAAAACTAATCAACGATAGGAACTTCCCCATGTTGTACAAAGTACTCGTCATAACTACAATCATAATGTAAAGGATAAATACTAATATTTCGGTTGTGTTTCACAAGGGAATATGCAGTTTTAGGAAAAACGTTATTCAAAATGAAGGATCGTTTCAATCGCCAATAGGCAAGCTGATTATTTACATTATACGCATTGGTCAAATAGAGAACGAAGAGTACAACGATCGATTTGACTTGGAGATACATTTTTATTTTTAATTTGTACTATTTTTAGAAAAATATTTCAATTTTTTGATTGAAATATATATTATTTAGTAAAACTTGCGAGGAAGTTTTAAGAGTTCATTAACTTCATAAGGAAAAAATGAGAACTCGAAAACAAAAAACCCATAATTAGAATTCCTGGAAACGTGATTTGTTCATGTTCGTCAAATGCAAATTGAAATGTTCGTTTAACAAAGTTCCTCACAATAGGAAATTCAAAAACAATATACAACAACATTAAAAAAAAAGGCATTCTGAGTTCTTCTACCGTAATGTTGCTAAATATATCTTGTGTAGGTGAATTGTATTCTTGTTTTTGCATTTCTTGTCTTGTAGGAATGTAGTAAATATCGTTTTCGCTATCTGGTATAAAATTTACTTTGGTGTTTTCGTCACTTGTCAGTTTTTCAGGATTAATAACCCGATCACGATTTGGAAGTTCAGAGTGTTCATTGGCACTTTGTTCGTTGTAATAATTGTTGCTTTGTTCAGTTCCATGATTTGTTTGCTGATAATTATTTGGTAATTTATTAATTTCAGTAGTTTCCATTAAGATACTGTTTTCAATATTTTTCTAGACATTGTACGCAATTTATTTAATGTGAAGTTTTTTTTTGGTATCGTTACATTGTACTGATCGTTCTTGAAATTTCACACATTTCCCATTCACTTTAAATACATCGTCTAATGTATTCTTTTTTGGACCAACAAAATCTTGACATTCCTCTCCGGTGCATGCGTACAATAATGATACAATAGCTAATCCGAAAACAACAGATAATACTACTGATATTTTTTTGTCATGTAGTAGCTTTTTAATATTCATATACTATATGTCAATATATAATATATGATAAAATTTTAAATCGTTGATTTATTGTATTGGGATGTTTCGAATAGTGTAAACGTTTTGGGGACATTCTACTTCTTTAATCGAAAAGTCAAAGCAGTTGTTTGCATTGTCAATATATTGACTATGTTCTTGAACTTCATCTGATGGATATATTATTACTTCTTCTCGATTGTTTGGATAAATACGTAATAATAAGAACCCCAATAAAATACCGAGTATAAAATATTTTATATGGAAAATTTTATACAACAACATATATAGTATAATGATATTTTTATGTTATGATATTTTTATGTTATGATTTTTTTTTGTAATTGGAATGTGTTTTTCTCGATAATATAGTCGTTGTACTTTGCAACTTCGTTTTTTAGTTCATGAATGTTTTCTAGATAATGATTGATTCTTATATGTCTCTCGTCAATCTTTTTGTTTTCATCGATTTTGAGTTTCAGTTCATTTGACATATTTCTATAATGTTGATTTTCTGACAACATATTTTTTTGTATGCTACCATATTCCATCATTAAGGTTTTATACTTTTCTTCTAATTTTTTGAAAGATTCTGTATAGACTTCTTCTGATATGATTTCATGAACTAATTTACTTTTCAGTTGTAAAATTTCAATATGGGTGTTATCTAAGGTTCTTTTCAATTCAACTAGTTCGCCGTAATTATTTTTATTTTGCTTGATAGAAAAGGTCTCGTTTAAATCACAGGGGTTTTCCGTATCCCCGCATTGTATTTTGAAAACACGTTTTGACTCCCATGATTCCGTAGAAAATTTAGTGCCTACATCTCGTTTACAATTAATACATCTTTTTTTCGTATCATTTTTATATTTTTGTAGTTCTTTGTAAAAATTATTTAAATTATCATTCATGTTATAATATTTATTTTTATTTTTAAATTTGGAGTTGGTTATAATTTACTTTTTTATCATAAAGTAGATGTGAAAATTGGAAGTGATGTTAGTAAATTATCGTCTTTGTGAACAAATGTTTCTAAGCGCATCATTTTTTCTAACAATGCATTTCGTTTGTCGATTTCGTACGAATAATCATTCTTTTTCTTATTTTCGTATCTGTAATATAGCATTACAGTTGTTCCTAATAACAATGCAACAAACAATATTACGTTTAATAATAAACTATTATACAACATATTTACGTCGTTTGCCTTTTTAAGCTCAGTGTTTAAAAAGGAATACGCATTTGTATTTATCAAGGGGCTTGTCATATTGTTGGTGTTGTATAATAAATCCCTTTTTTTTAAATTAGGATGGAACATATTTTAAAAACCATTTTTCAAATTCTTTCGATTTTTTATTTTTTTTTAGTGTTTTTTGAAGAGTTTTGAATTTTTCTGATTTTCTGGTACGTATTGTTTGAATCGTTTCTTGAGTTCCGTAACACGAATCACTAAATCTTTTCAGTAAGCCAATTTGTTTAAGTCTATTTTTTTCTTGCAAAACAAACAAAAACTGAGCTAAACATACTAACCGTTCTTTATCGTAATATTGTCTAGATGTAAATTGAAATGCCAGATAAAAGTAAAGAATTGTATCAATACTTGCCACTCTAATTTTTCTCTTGCATACTTTGTCAAAATACTCATTGTATCCATAGCACGCATCTGATTGATAAACGAAAGCTATTGTATCTTTTTGTATTTTTATTTCATAATGATTTGGAATTATTTCACCTATACTTTCATGATGAACTATTTCAGTGTTAGTTATACCAATTCCTTTCAATGTATCTTTAATATATTGTGCTGTTTTGTTAGCATTCGTTGATATTACATCAAAATCTAATTGATTATTTCTCGCTTTTTTAAAATACCTTGGCATATATTTGCTATATAAACCAAATGCAAACCCACCAAAGAATACTACTCCTTCTCTTATAAAAGCATTCTTTAACGTGTTGAATAACATTTTTGTTTGACTTTTGTATTGTTTGTTTGTGAATTTTCTACGAACTTCTATATTTTTGCACGTGTAACTTTGGATTGGATAGTGCTTATTCAACAAAACTAATCTATTCAAAACTTTTTCCCATCGTGTCACGTCCCCTCTTGGTCTACTTAACTCGAGATACATGGACATACGCAAAAAATTTGGCGAGGCGTAACGTATTTCATTTACAATAATACTTTCATTGAAAAGAATATCGAATATCTCGGTTGATAGTTGTGTAATATCAGCGATTGGAATAAAATTGACAAATACCTTATATGTACCGAAATGTACACCAGCCTTTGCTTCAATTTCGTTGTATCCTTTTTTATGAAATATATCTGCAAGTTTCTTTGCGTCTTGCATCGCGTTTTTAGAAAAAAAATCATAATCCGGCACATCTATATTTTTATCGTAGAATTGGTCATCGTCTGGCAAAATATTATTAATTGCTGATCCTCCATAACAAATTAATTTTTTTTGTTTAATAAAGTCTTCAACGATTTGAATGATTGGTACTATGTCGCCTGATTTGATTTCTTCTCGCTTTTGATCATCTTGTATTTTATCTACAGCATTTCGCAGGATCGCCAATTCCTTTTCTGCGAAAGTACTCATATATATTTATACAACTTTAAAATTTGTCACCAACCTTTGAATAAAACCGGATTTGATTGAGTTTCAAAAAATCAAATTTTATATTTTTATTTTTTTGTTTATCTGAAAAAAAGATGAGAATGGTGACAAAACTGGATAAAATAGTTTGCAGTAGTATTAAATTTTCTTCTGTTAATATTACATATCGAAATGGGTTTATTTAGTGAATTATATGCAGTAAAACAATATCCAATATTTAATGATAAGACATTTTATTTTTTTGTAATGGTGATGTTAGTTAGTTTATTTACAGTAGCAGCTGAAATATACTATTTTTATGTACACGGAGCTAGTTATACGCGGTGTACGATTATGAATAATAATGATAGAAGCAAATGCGTAAGCAAATCAGATATGCGAAATTTTTTATATAATAAAATAATTATTTAATTTGCGTATTTGGAACTGGGAATAAGTTTAAATATTCACATTGATTGTTTTCATTTACTAAAAAGAAAATGTTTCCCCGCAACCACATTTTGTCCTGGCGTTTGGATTATCGAATTCTAGTCGCGATCCCATTTCATTTTCCTTCCAATAAACATGGCTACCCAGTAAATGCATAAGGCTTTTACCACAAACAACTATTTTTAAATCATCAATTGTAATAATTTCGTCTTTTTTTTCTGGTTTGTTGTCTGATGCTTCTATATAATACTTTAACCCATTGCAACCACCTCCTTTAACTCCTATTAATATATTGTTTTTCTTTGAACTGTTAGCTAGTAAATGTTTGAAGTGTTTGATGGTTGTATTGCAAAATGTCATAATAGGTTTCATTTGAGGTTTAATTAACGCAATATTTTATTCTTTTATTCTTTTATTTACACATAAAAAACTATATAATAATATGGTAAGTATAACTATGAGTATGACAACGTCTATACAAAAAGAATGTCCAATATGCATAGAACATATTCGGGAAACTGGGTATGTTGTTACTGAGTGTGGGCACAATTTTTGTTTAAAATGTTTTGTAGAACATATACAAACTAATAACAAATGTCCTATGTGTAGAAATTCTATAATAAAAGACAGAAAGTTAGTATCTCCAAATGTGATTGAATTAAGTGATGAGGATACACCATTGGAAAGTTATATGAGCATTGCAGAATCAGATTTGTCTAGTGACAATGAGACCCCACGATTTCCTGATATTAGTGACGACGATTCGGATATTAGTGATATTAGCAGTGATATTGATAATTTTCAACGTCATTCAAGAATACGTTCTAGATGAATTGTAGAAAATTGAAAAAGTAATAAAGTATAATTAATTTAAAGTGTCAAGTAATATATATTTAGACAGTATAATGGATTGTATGAGTAAATGGATTGAATACATTAATTGTGTTAACAAATTTGATGAAAAATCAAATTTCTGCAAGCCCTTTTTAAAAGAATACAATAAATGTGTGTTTACTAATGAAAATACTTATGAAATACAAAGACCAAAGGTTATTGAAAAACAGTTTGCACAACGTTTTAATAGTACTTACTGGAATTACGAAAATTCTAATATTTGGTGGTCATTATAAGATTATGAATTAGTATTTCCATTATTATGATATCGGGTAGTTTGCTTAAAAATATTAAATTATTAATATATGAGTATCATGAATATTATACTATATTTTTTGTTGATTTTGCCATCATCTGGATTCGTGATTGGTAATCAACACACGACTTTTCATCGTAAAACGATGATCTTACGCAATGGAGTGTTTGATGACGAACCATGGCCTTTTGATGAGACAAATGATCCTACGGAGAATATACCTTCAGATACGAATATAGATTCTGATGATAAATTAGCCAATTCTACAGATGAATTGTATACTAAGCCGATTACTGAAACTCCGTTAAGACATTTGGTTGGAAATTCAAGGGTTAGAACGTATTTATCAAAACAAACAATGGAAGAAACGAAAAAAGACAAGAAAAGTGAAAATTTTGAAGTATTAGATAAATCGGATGTAACATTTGATGATATAGGGGGATACGAACCAATTAAGGAAGAAATAATGCAATGTTCTGATTTATTATTGAATTATGAAAAATATTCTAAATTTAACGTTCGTGTACCAAAAGGTTTGATTTTGGAAGGCCCTCCTGGAAATGGTAAAACATTGTTAGCAAAAGCATTTAGTGGAGAAACAAACTCATCGTTCATTCAAGTATCAGGTAGTGAGTTTCAAGAAAAGTATGTTGGGGTTGGGCCGTCTAGATTGCGTGAATTATTTACATTGGCTAGTAAGAATATTCCGTGTGTTATATTCATAGATGAAATTGATGCTATAGGTAGGATGAGAGGAAATAGTCAAGAAAGTGCTAATGTTGAACGCGATAATACGTTAAATGAGTTGTTAATACAGTTAGACGGATTTAAAAAGTCAAATGGTGTGTTTGTAATATGTGCTACAAATAGAATTGATTTATTGGATAATGCATTGTTACGACCAGGACGTATGGACAAAAAGGTATATATTGGTAACCCAGATTCTGTAACTCGTGAGAAAATATTGAATATACATTTGAAAGGAAAGCCAATTGAAAAAATTATAAAAATTCCTGATTTAATTGAAATGACAAATGGGTTGTCTGGAGCTGAAATAGAAAATCTATTAAATGAAGGAATGTTGATGGCTTTAAGGGACGACCGTGAAATGATTACGAAGCGTGATTTAGAGTACGTTATGGGACGTTCTTTGGCCGGATTTCAAGTCACTCAAAATATTTATAGTGACGATATGATAAAGCGAATAGCGTATCACGAATTGGGACACGCTATTAGCGGAATGTTGTCAAAATCACACACTAAGATGCGAAAAGTAAATTTAAATTTGTGGTCTCCTAAAACACCTGGATATACAATATTTGAAATAGATGAAATAGATGCCAATATATTTACAGCCGAAAAACTGTTTTCCCATTTAGTAGTACTATTAAGTGGACGGGTTGCTGAAGAAATATTTTTCAACAACAGTGTTACTACTGGTGCAGGTAAGGATTTAGAAGAGGCTCACAAGTTAGCAGAACAGATGATATTGAGTTATGGTATGGGGAGTAAAAACATTTATTCTTTTGCGAGTGATAAGTCAAAGGAACTCATTGACGAAGAAGTTTCTTCTTTGTTATCAGATGCAGTAAATCGCTCTAGGTATATTCTGGAAAACAGCGTTGAATTAATGGAAGAAATATGTCCAATATTAGTTAAGACCCAGGTGTTGACTCGTGATACAATTGAAATGAAAATATATCGCAAATATCCACATTTGTTTAGATTGGACGAGTAACAAATTATTATTGTGGTTCTACAGGAGGGGTTAACATTTCTGTAAGAAATGTCATGCACCTATCAACATTTTCATAACATTTATTTCTAATTAGCTCAAATGCCACGGTCTTTATATCTGTAGTGATTTGGTCTGCAGCATTGCAGTAGAGGGTTGTGCGTTCATCAAGGACTTCTCCACTAGTACATTGATTTAGATTAAAAGTTTCTTTGTAAGGATTGTTGTAAAAAACCAAAAATACTGTTACTAATAATAAGAGAATAATATGTTTGTATTTGAATATTAAGTTTTTTGTTTGTTTTCTAAAAATCATATTATAGTAGTATTATGATATAATATGATATTATAAAATTATTGCGATGAAGAAAATAGTAGATAAGATAATAAGACTTTAAATTCCTTGTGGTATGAACGCAGCACCATAGCTACTAAATTTCTGGTCATATTTGTAAGCACATGTTTTAGTAGAATCTTCTTCTAATTTGTAATTAATTGCTATAAAATGAATATTATTATTAAAATAGTCATTTGTTACTAAAGTACAGTCATCCATGTTTTGTAAACCGTCTTCGGCTGGAACAGTAAGGCTGGGTTGCTGTTGATTTGCAAAGGTCAATGAATTTTGGATGTTTTGTTTGTTATAGACGCCAATATTCGAAAATTTGATGTTGTCAAGTTGCACATATGATTGACGCTTAGAATCAAGGTTTTCATCACCTTCGTTACTAATAAATATTAAAACTTTCTTCTTTAATGTGTTGAGTTTTGTATGTTCTTTCAATTTAAGATAATTTCCGGCATCATCTTTGAGTTTAGTTTTGAATATATTGTTTAAGAACGAAGCTATTTTTCTACTCCTATTTTCAGCTTGTGGACTATGCAACCGTATTATAATACACAAAGGGTCATTGTAATTAGGTATAGTATTTGTTTTGCTGAGAGCCTTTTCGTTCAAATAATACATTACATCATAAAATGATAAATAATTAGAGGAATGTGTGACAAATTTATTTTCTTTATTGAAATATCCACTGACAATACGAGGTTCATCGTTCGCGTATACTACAGAAAAACACAGTCCTCGTACACCTCTAGATAAAACGTAATCTAGGTTGCTTGTATCAAGTGTATATTTATTAGATCCCGCAGAAAGGGCCCAAGTTACTTTGGAACTTTTTTGAACGTGAGGATCGTATGCAGTTTTAATGTGATATGAAAGGAAACTTTTATTGAAGGTACTGTCAATTTCATTTATTCCGGGATTTGGCATGTCTGTGAAATCTTCTTTACTGTACTCCAGTTCATTTTTTTGTAAAACAAGAATGACTAATGATGATAAAATTACAATTGAATACATAAGTATCATATCTTTAAGGTTTTTGAAATAAAAAGTGATTATTCCAATCGAAAAAATCATAAAACACGCAATTGTAATTAATTGAAATTGTTTGTATGTAGGTAATTTATCAAATGAATTGTTTGTATAATTGACAAGATAGTTTTCCATATTAATATAGTACTATAAAATTATAATCTAAAATGTATTATATTGTATATATATAATTATGCCCGGAGGACTGTTAAATTTAATTACCACAGGGGAAGAAAATGTATTATTAAATGGTAATCCCACTAAATCGTTTTTCAAATCTGTTTATTTAAAGTATACAAATTTCGGATTACAAAAGTTTAGGTTGGATTTTAAAGGCATTCGTAGTTTGCATTTGAATGAATCATCTTATTTTTCTTTTACAATACCACGACATGGCGACATGTTGATGGATACGTATTTAGCCATAAAAATACCTGATATATATAGCGGTCTTTATACAAATCACGCTAATAATGAGTATAAATTCAAATGGATAGAAAATTTAGGAAGTGAAATTATACAAGAAGTAGAAGTTCATGCAGGAGGTCATACATTACAAAAATTATCTGGTACCGCCATTCATTTATTGGCTGCACGAGATTATTCTTACAACAAAAAGAAGACATTTGATCACATGACAGGTAATGTAGCAGAGTTAAACGATCCTGCGAATTATGGTAATCAAAACGGTAATTATCCAAATGCAAAATATTATGATGGGTTAGGACCTTCAGGTCCGTCTATAAAAGGACAAATATTATATATACCTTTACCGTTTTGGTTTTGCCAAAACAGCCAACAAGCGTTTCCTTTAGTAGCGATGCAGTACACCGAAGTCACCATTACATTCAAATTAAGACCTATAAGAGATTTATTTTCGATATGTGATTTGAGTGGAAATTATATTCGTCCGGACTTTAATAATTCAGAACACCAACTGTATTACTTTATCAAACCCCCAACTGTTGACGGAAATTATAGTGACAAAAAGATTTGGGATTCTGATATTCACTTGATTGCAAATTACGCATTTTTGTCTAAAGAAGAAAATAATGCGTTGGTTTCGCGTCCTCAAACATATTTAATAAAAGAAATTTTCGAGAATACATTTCATGATTTAGTTGGACATAATAAAATTAAAACCTTTTCTACTTTTTTAGTAGTGTCGTGGATGTTTGCATTTAGAAGGAGTGATGCAAATGAACGAAATGTGTGGTCCAATTTTACAAATTGGAAATATTCGGATTATGAGAATTTTTCCATTAATGTCGATGATTCATATGGATATAGACCACCTCAAAGTGATGCAGTAACTTCAACTGGTTATGTATGTAGCTCAACACCAGAAAATTCTTCTGGAAGTACACAAAAAGAAATTATGATTAATGTCGGCATTCAAATAGACGGAAAATATAGGGAAAACATATTCGATTCTGGTGTTTTCAAATATATACCATCATTTTCTCAATCATCAGGAAACTTTACAGATTTACCATATATTTACAACTATAATTTTTGTCTTGATACTTCTTCCCACAAGAGTTTTTGTTGTCCAATGCAACCCAATGGAGCTATAAACTTAAGTAGTTTCAAAGATATTGAAATAGAAGCCACTACCATAATACCACCAATACATGATGAACCCATGACTTCTATAGAATGTGATCCCGAGACGGGTGCAATAATCAGCATAACAAAAAATTTGAATTCGATTTATCATTACACATTCGATATGTTGTTTTTTGAAGAACGTTACAATTTGTTGACAGTAACCAATGGTACGTGTGGCCTCAGATACGCTCATTGATCTTATAAATTTAACACTTATTTATGGTTTGTTTTAGCTCCAATATACGATATAAGATCATTTGTTAGAAACGCGATTTCAAGTACATCTTCATGTACATCATGAAAAATAGTGATATATTTACTTACTAATGTTATTATTTCATATTTGTCTGTGTCGTTCAATATTTTGTTTTCACGTTTAATGTATAAAGTGAATTCATATAATATATCGATTACTGAAATCCCCGAATCTGCTATTTTGAATATAATTTCTAGTGCGTTATTAATATTATTGGTTTTAATATTCAAAATATAGTTATCAAACTCGTTAAAGTTTATCGATGTAATTAGTTCAGATGTTGCATCATCGTCGAGAGTATCATCAAAGATTTTTACTTTAAATAGCGTATTCAAAAGGACCTTGTAAGAAAAGTTAGAGCTTTCAATTATTAACTTCTTGTTTTTTTCATCAATTGAAATGGTTTCGTTTTTCAAAACATGATCACAAAGTTCATTTAATTTTTCGTTTGTTGGGTGTTTAATATTTATAATCATCATTCGAGACTTGAGCCCATCGTAGACTTTTAATGAGTTTGTACATGTTGCTAAAAAAATGATATTTTTTGAATATTTATCTACATAATTGCAAATAACTTGTTGACAAATCTCACTGAATTCGTCAATATCATCAATGGCAATAATTTTTTTGGTTTCGCTATTGTCAGAAGGGGTTTGGCAAAAAAGTTTCACATTACTACGACAAAATTGTATTCCTTGGTCCTTTAAATTATTCATGAACAATACATTTTCATCAAAATAAACATTACTTTGATATTTTAAATACATGTGTATAAGGTGGATAATTAGCGACGTTTTACCAGTTCCACTGTGACCATTTATCAAGGAATTATATTTCAATGGGGTTTCAAATGTTTCGTAATTATCTATGAAAAAATCTTCTTTTCTTTTTGGGGAATATTTTTTTAAAAAACACTCTGTCATATAATTAAATATTAAAAACAGTTTAAATTATATTCATATGGAAAATTATTATACATTATTAGGGGTCCCAACTAATGTGTCGCCCGATGAGTTAAAAAGAAAATTCCGACAAATACAATTACGATTACATTCTCAGAAAAATAATGATTCATGTATGAATGACGAATACAAAAGTATGTGCGATGCGTACAAAATTCTCAGTAATGACAATTTGAAAGAACAATACGATAAAACAATCAACCGAGATCTTGTTGTAAAAGACGAAACTGTTTTTGAGACCCAAATAAATACAAAAACACTTGATATGTTTTCTATAATAGGTGAGCAGTTACTTAATAATGTTATGAAAAATATTTCTAATACAGAAACCAATAATACAAATAGTCAACCCATTTCTGCTACTTCGAATAATATTCTTTTGCCTACAAAAGAAGTTATACAAATCTCTCCATTGGTCCAAGTCTTTTATGTTACATATTATCAAGCATATAAAGGGTGTGTTTTGCCTATAGAAATTCAACGAAAAATATACACTAGTGAAATATCAACATCATTTACTAATGAAATAGAAACAATTTATATTAATATTCCCAAAGGAATTGACAACAATGAAATACTTTTTTTCCCTGAGAAAGGTGACATTG